TTGTTGTTATCAAACAAACCAAGAAACACATCAGCACTGATACCAAGATGACTAAAACCTTTGGTCATAGCATCTGTCATTGCTTTCTTTGGTGCTTCATCATCTAGTCCACCATTCTTCTTGTACAATGCTTGTACTGAAGATACTGGGCCAAACTGATTCCATTCTAAGCTAGGTTCTTTTCTGTATCTTATTGTTACTTCTGCAAACACATTTTTATCTGTGTATGTATAATCAACATGATAAGCCCAACCCAAACCTACTGGACCAAACATACCAGTCATAACTTGTATTTGATACATTGGATCTATAGTAGTTAGTTCTTTACCACCAAACTTTGTAAATGCTTTTGTGTATTTAGGATTAGTATTTTTTACTTGATCCCATATCCAAAAATGTTCTTCTTTTCCTGTTCTCATTATATACCTTTCTGTGTGTATTGATTATTAATATGAGTTTTACTTACTATATAAACATATGCAGAACGCTTACTTGCATTCTTACGTTTATCTTTTCTTTCTATCTTATCTTGTTTATATAATTCAGTTACTCTTGGTCTTACAGTAAATGAAGATAACCCTAATAAGTCAGCTACTTCATCTGCTGTTGCTCCAAAGTTACCTTTGTTTGCAATAACATTAAATACTTTAGCTCTTATAGTATCAGCACCTTCTTTTAATAGTTCGGCAGCTTCTACTGAAGTATCAACTTTCTGACTGCCTGGTGAGTAAGGGTATGATTTCTCTACCATTGTTATGCTCCTTTATCTGTTCGTTAAAATTATTAAAGTCAACAAAATCTGGTGGTGGTGTTTTAGTTTGTACTAAATGCCAAAACAATATTTCAGCAGATTCTAATTGATTTTGAAATTCTTTATCTGGTGTTACTTCAACAAGTCCCCATTTCATATTACCAAAAAACATAGATAAATACATTTTGTCTGCACCATATATCATAAGGTAATGTTGTATTTGTGCTTTGTATTTTTCTGCTGTTTTGATTTCATTAGTAAAAGCATTGGTATGTTTACATTCTAGTAAAGCTTTTTTTTCTTGAAGGACACCATCTATATTGCAATACATAAATGGATATTTTTTAGATTTGATAAAGACTTGTTCACCCACAACTTTAATGCCAGTTTGTTTTTCAAACCAGCGAATGTTAAAATCTTCGGTATGCACTCCCATTTGTACTGGTAAAACATTTGAGAGATCATCTGATTCTTTCTCTCCAATTTTTTCTAGATACAAATCGTGCCAGTCACCATTGTAAAGCCTGGTGGCATCTGATCCACCTATACCTGTCTTACGATCAAAGTCTTTGTTCATTTATTCTTCCTTTCAATGTCTTCTATCATGTTGTGTATTTCGGTATAAATCCACTTAAGTTCTTGTACACCTAACAATGCTGCAATTTCTGTAATAGCATTCATTCTTATTTTTTGTAAAGCATTGTGTTTATTTTTAGATTGTATTTCTTGTATTGTTTCATCTTGTTCTGCCATCTTTACTCCTGTATATATTTCGGAAGTTTAAACCTACTCGAGTTGCACCTTTTCGTTTTATATCTTCCCATTTCTTTTGTTCTTGTTGATTGTGTTTTCTTCTAAGACTATCTAATTGTTTTAATATTTTTTGATTTATTTTACCTGCAAACAATTTAGTAGCAAAGTCTGTATATATCTTATCATTAAACTCAATAGTTTTATAGAACTTAAGCAATGACATATACCATGCTTGTTGTCTAACGTGATAAGGTGTATAATCTATTTCAACTTTAGGTTTCTGTTTTTTCATTTGTAGATGTTCCTTCTCCTAAACCTTTTAGTGCTGCTTTAACTTTAATTTTATCTGCATCTAATTCTTTAAACTCAGATTTAATTTTAGTTAAATAGTGAATAGCATCTAATAGTTCTTCGATTGTTTCATCTACCCATTCGGAAGTAGGTCTTTTGTTTTCAGACATAGTCTTCCCAAACTTTTCCATACCTTGAACGTGTCTATCAATTGTTTTTTTGATTACATCATTTACAATAGGATCGTCTGTTATATCACCAGGATTAAACTCTGGATTAACTGTCATGTTTTACCTCTTTTTTTTTAATTACAATTTCGGCATTTAGTGCTTCTGCCCAACAACAGAATAACCAGCCACTTGGTTTTCTTATACCACACTCCCATTTTGATACAAGTCCTTTAGCTACTCCTAATATTTCATCCATTTCTAATTGTGATATTCCCATTTGTTTTCTTATTGCTACAAATTGCGGTATCACTTGATTATGAAACTGTTCACCTAGTGCCTTATTTGTCATAATTACTAGGTATATGTATATTTAGGTAGCTGTCAACTAGATATGGTAGTGCTATTCATTACACTATTAGGAATAAAATAACCTAATGGTTTTCTTGTATATTGTGCTATTTTACCTAATTTAGTTATTGATACTTTGTTGGTAGCTCTTTCATACTTTTGAATTTGTTGAAAGGTACAACCTGCAGCTTTAGCTAATTCTGTTTGAGTCATAACTCTATGTTCAAATGTAGTATGTCTAGCATGTTTAATTTGTTTACCAATATAAGTATATAGTTCTTGTTCGTTATACATTTCCTTTTCTCCTTGATGCTTCTAATGTTCTCCATATTTCTATTTTCATTTCGGCAGTTCTTCTTTTGTTTTTTAATTTAAGAAGATCTATATTGAGAGCATTAATTGTTTTAATTGAATTAACATAACTTTCGGAAGCGTAAAAATTTTCTATAGCTTTTGACACAGCTACATCAGATTGATTTACATAACTTCCTTTGTAATGTTTAATCATATCTCGCTGATACTCTACCTCTGCCATATGTTCAGCAAAGGTAGTATCAGTTTCAGCTAGATAATTTATTTCATTATCTATATCCATATTATTTACTTTCTAATTGTAGAAACTCTTTAGGTGCAGCTACTGGAACACCAGAAGCTTTGAATGTAGAACCTAAATGTTTCCATACATCTTTTATATCTCTACCAGAATATAAAACATTTTTAGCTTGTTCTTCAAGTAAATCTAAATCATGTTTTACTTTATATTTAGGTAATTTTTCTACTGCTTGTTTAGTTTCTTGTTTACAAGCTCTTAACAATGTAGTTGAAACATCATCATAATCTTTAATGTTTACTTCCATTGTATCATTGTAATTACCTTTCCATCCTCTAATAGAAGCCCAAGACTGAAGTTTTTGTTCAAGCTCCATTTTTTTGTGTTGTTTAGCTGCAAACAATTTACTTTCATAAGATTCTTTTTGTTCTTGAAACTTTTTAAGTTTCATATCGGCTTCTTTGAAAGCTTTAATTTGAGCTTTTACACCTAATTTTTCAACAAATGATTTTAAATTTTTATCAGTTTGTTTTTGAGTAGCAGCTTCTATTTCTGATTCAATGTTTTGTCTTCTGTGTCTAAACTTTTCTCTAATAAGATTATCAAGATAGTTTAGTTCATTACTTCTTATTGGTTTCATCTTTACCTTTCTTTTTTGTTTTGGTTTCTTTTGTGGTAACAGTTTTTTGATTAGCAAAACTATTAACCCATTTTAAGTACTCTTTCTTTTCTTTTGGTTTCACTTAAAATACCTCTTTTTGTTCTTTAAATACATTACCTGTTTGATATGTATCTGTTTCTGTATGTTCAAAACCATTATCATTAAAGTCACCTGTTTCTGTATTTATAGTAACAGTACCACGACAAGAATATTCTGAAGCAAACGAATAGTGTTGATTTAATCTACCATAATCTGAATAGATTAAACCTAAGAAGTTATCATCATCAAATTCAGTATTTTCATCATTCATAACTTTGTTCCATTCTACAGTAACTTTGTCTTCACCTTTGTAAAAGACACACTCATCAAATGTACCTTCGTCATGACCACCTTCATATTCAATAGTAATTTTAGTAATGCCATGTTTGTATAAAGCTTTAAGTACGTCTTCAATCTTTTCCAACATTTTTATATCCTCTTATCATCCATTGTGTTGCTCGTATTTGTACTGCCCAATCTTGAAAACTAGGAATCCAACCTAGATCTTCACGAATATGTTGCTCGGCAATAAGTCTGACAGGAACAACTTTACCATCAGAATTTGTAATAGTAGTACCAAACTCTTTTTCGGCAGCAAAACAACCTTCAGCATGATGTCGTAATGCTCTATGAGTATAGTGTGCAACAATTTTTTTTGATTCATCAAACCAATCATGTATAGGTTGGTAGTCTGTAGTTTTACCACCCCATTTTTTTACTGATGATTTTGAATGATAATAACAATTAGCCATTTTTATCCTTTATTATTGTTTGTTTAATAAATTTTACATAATGGTTACAAATATCAAAAATTAAGCCAGTAAAGTATAAACACCAACTTAATCCAGATAATATGGCTATAAAAATATATTTTAAAAAGCCAAAAAACTTAGGTATTACCCCCTCTACGTTTGTGCGTAGATTTTTTGCTTTTTCTTTGATAACGGACTTCATATAGCTATACCTTTCATAGTTATTTCTTTCTTTCTGTTTATATAAGCTATCTCATTTCTTGGGATAGCTATGTGCGTTGCTTATATCCTACAAGTGCAACGCTAAACTTGCTGTTTAGATTGAGGGAGGGAGCAATATAACTAACAATATTAACTAATCCTCAACACTAGGATTCTCTAATTCATACAAAGCTACTAAATGTTTTAATCTTTCGTTTAGTTTGTAACACTTAATATCTTTGGTATCTTTATAAGCTAATGCTTCTTGTTCTAAAAAATATAGTTTTAGTATTTCTTGTAAATCAAATACTTCTTTAAAACTTATTTTGATGTTGAGATACTTTGTAGTCGTATCTTGCTTCTTCTGCATTAGATCTATGCTCCTCTATGTCGCCTGGTGAATCTACTCCTAGTCTAGTTATACCAGAAATAAATTCATCCATTTCAATTCTGCATTCTGCATAATCAAATTGCAACTTGGCTAATTCATCTATTATATGTTGTTTGTATGCTGTCATTTATTCCACCATTGTGTTTTAGTTTCTTCATTCTTAACAATTTTGTAAGGTAATTCAACCTTGTTTGGCATATGCTTTGATATAGCAAAGAACAAACCTAGAATGATTCTAATTGGCAACATAATTGCAATCCAAATCCATTTGGCAGCAACATTCATTAGCCAGTTTTGTAGTTTATTTAACATAGTATTTTCCTTTGTTTATTAGTTATATAATTTCGGCAGCAACGCCCAATGATTTTCAACGCCGAACGTTTTGAAAATGGGCTGTAACGATAAAAAAAACCCAGTACCCTGTTAAGAGTACCGGGTTTAATTGTTTATTATTACTTACCTAGAGCTTCTTTTAGTCTAGTCATATTGTATTCTTTCATCTGTTTAGTTACATCTTTGACAGGAGTTTTGCTTTGAGGCATAAACTTCTTACCAAAGGTAGTTTCATAACATAGAAGAAACTCATTCAATATAGACTCAGCTCTTTTGATATTAACTTCTTGAGCATCACGTCTAAAGATTAACTTGTCAACATTTAGCTTTGTGATCTCATTACCAACATCTTCTCGTAACGCAGTCTGCATAAGATCTTTTGTTTTATCTAGACTTTTGATACATTGTTCATGATGTCTTTGGAATACACCAATAATACTATTAGCATTCCATTCAGCCAACATTGACCAATCTGGATGATCAGCAAATGGTGATATAACTGTATTGAAAAAGCTAGTAACACCAGCTTTCATATCAACACAATCTAGTACATCTTGCATGTCATCTAGTCTGCTATCTGAATAATCTTGTTGATTTAATTCACTACCCATCATATCTAACTCCTTTAGTTATATTATTTATTTCGCTATCTATTTCACTAACTTTATCATAGTCAGCTTTCATTATAGCTTCTTCTTTTAACATTGATAACTCAACAACTCTTTTCTTATCGTGTTCATCTGTTATCAATTCATAGTATTTAACGTACTCCATTGTAACCTTTCTGTTATCGTTTACTTTATAACCGACATGGCATAACGCATGTGGTTAAGGTGTGCAGTCATCATGAGGCAAAGCTTAATGATACAGTGCGACACAACGCACCCGAAGGGGAATCACCTTTAGGTGAGGCGTTGATGTCTCTTGCACTGTTCATTAAGGCAAACTCATGATACAAGCACATTAATCCACGTGTGTGGGGGGGACCCATAGCAATAGTGAGCAACAGCGAACGGTTTCTTTAGAAAATTGCGTATGGGGTTGTAAGCGTTGCCTTTGGCAACTCCTTCAGAGCAATCCAGAGGATTGATCAATGCGACCAGGATCGTTACCCTTTAGGGACAAGACCGAAGGGCTTGGGTGCTTTAGCACTAGAGCCTGTAAGTCGCCATACAAGATATAGTTATGTGAGTTTCCAATACCACTAAAGTTCTGTTATTTCTCTTGACACAATGAAATTAAATATCTACGTACCTATAAGGGTAGAATAAATAAGTGTTATGAAAGACGATCTTACAGAGAAACAACGAGCCTTAGTAGATACAATAGTAGCTACAGGGTGTAGTATAACAGAAGCTGCTAAAAAGGCAGGATATTCAACAGAAGTTAGTAAAGATTCAGCGAGAGTAAGTGCTTCTCGCACACTACGTTTACCAAAGGTACAACAGTATATGCAACAACGTATTGCACAAACTCTTGGACTTGGCGCAGTAAGTGCGAGTAAAAGACTTATCGAGCTGTCGAGTGGAGCAAAGAGTGAATATGTTCAGCTAGAGGCTAGCAGAGATATTCTCGATAGAGTAGGATTGAGAGCACCAGATAAGGTATCTCACAATATACAGGGGGATATTAAGATTAATATTGATTTAACGTGAGGCGTTGGTATGCACCCACACATTCTACGACTAGCAGAGTCGGAGGGTGGGGGCAAAAATCATCAGCCATAGCTGACGAGGCGAGTCTCACAGACAACAGGGTTCAAAAAGGTACGCATGGCAAAACAGAAGTTCACACATTTTATACCAAGAGACAAGCCTAAGAAAAGAAAGGGCGTTCATACTAAGAGCCAAAACAAATCAGCCAAAAGGCAAAAGAAACAAACAAGGTACAAAGGGCAAGGGCGTTAGCCTAAGTGCGTTTCAAAATTTTTTTTAGTTCTATAAGGTTCTTCTTTCCAACAAACAAAGGAGAGAACATGAATTACAAAGTTAATATATGGCAAGATGACACTCTCAAAAGAGAGATTGTATATTCAGCTGAAAATGATATACAAGCAATACAGATGGCTAGTGCTGCAACACCAGATGGATGCAGATCAACATACGAACAAGTAATGGAGGAACAATGCCCTACGGAAAAGGAACCTATGGTTCAAAAAGAGGAAGACCTGCTGCAAAAAGCAAGTTAACAGGAAAACAAAAATCATTACCAGAAGCTCTTAAAAAAAAGATCATTGCCAAAATGAAAAAGAAGTAATGGCGACAAAGAAAGAAAAAGAACATATGAGGTGGGTGGCTGAGCTTGGCTGCTATGTTTGCGAAAGACCAGCTAACCTACATCATATAAGACCCCCTGGAACTGGCATAGGAAGGCGTACAAGCCACTTCCACGTAATTCCGTTATGTCACGATCATCATCAAGGAAACTTCTCTATACACATGGCTAAGAAAGAATTTGAAGCTAAGTATGGTAAAGAAGAAGAAATCTTGCAAATAGTATTAGAAAGGGTAGAACAATTAAAATGTCGTTCCTCAATAATTTAAGTTTAAAAGATAGAAAAAGATTAAGAACTATCGTTAAGAATACACATCTTAAACATTATCCAACACATATGATAACAGACTATGAAGCTGATAAACTTGTAGAAGCTTTTGGTGAGGAAACAATATACAATCTGTTAAAAGCAAATGTTGGTGTAAATGTCGATTAATTTTAAATACAAACCAGAAGGTGATACTTTAAAAAAATTTATGAAGTCTAACGACTTCTTTAGAGGACTTCGTGGGCCAGTAGGATCTGGTAAGTCAGTTGCTTGTTGTATTGAAATCTTTAGAAGATCTTTATTACAACAGAAGAATGCAGAAGGTAAAAGAAAATCTAGATGGGCTGTAATTAGAAATACAAATCCACAGCTTAGAACTACAACAATCAAAACATGGTTAGATTGGTTTCCAGAAGATACTTGGGGTAACTTCGCCTGGAGTGTTCCTTATACTCATAGAATCTTAGTTGGTGAACTTGATATAGAAGTTATCTTCTTAGCTCTTGATAGACCAGAAGATGTTAAGAAATTACTATCATTAGAATTGACTGGCGTTTGGGTTAATGAAGCAAGAGAAATACCCAAATCAATTATAGATGCTTGTACTATGAGGGTAGGAAGATTTCCTAGTATGAGAGAAGGTGGAGCTAGTTGGTATGGAGTTATAGCTGATACCAATGCACCAGAAGAAGATCACTGGTGGCCGATTATGGCAGCAGATGTACCAGTACCAGACCACATCTCTCGAGATGAAGCTTTAATGTTAATCAAACCAGACAACTGGAGTTTCTATACACAACCCCCTGCTTTGCTAGAAAACAAAGGAAAGGATGGATTTATAACTGGTTATGAAGATAACAAAAAATCAGAAAATAAAAAAAACCTAACCGAAAAATATTATGAAAATATTATTAGAGGTAAAACAAAAGGATGGATAGATGTTTATGTTTTAAATAAACTAGGATCTATTGAAGAAGGTAAACCTGTATATCACAGCTTCAAAGAAGAATTACACATTACAAAAAATAAAATAGATTTAATACCAGGACAACCAATATGGATTGGAGTTGACTTTGGATTAACTCCTGCTGCTGTCTTTGGTCAAAGAACTACAACAGGTAAATGGAATATTATAAATGAGCTTGTTTGTTTTGATATGGGTGTAATTAGATTCTCAGAATTACTGAGAGGAGAGATAGCAAAATTATACAAAGGATATGAAGTTATGATCTATGGAGATCCTGCTGGAGATTTTAGATCACAGACAGATGAAAGAACTCCATTTCAAATAATGAGGAATCATGGATTAAAAGCTATACCTGCACCATCTAATGATGTTGCTTTAAGAATAGAAGCTGTTGATTCTACACTATCAAGATTAGTAGATGGATCACCAGGATTTATTATGAGTACAGAATGTATAAATTTAAAAAAAGGTTTTAATGGTGGTTATCATTATAGAAGACTACAAGTATCTGGAGATAGATATGATGAAAAGCCTTTAAAGAATAGATACTCTCACGTTCATGATGCTTTACAATATTTAATGATGGGAGCTGGTGAAGGCAGAACAATGATGTCTGGTAAAATACAAACACAGCCAACTGTTGCTAAAAAACAATGGGATGTATTTCAAAAGCCAGGTATAAGTAAAAGGAAAGTATGGGACATATTCAAAAGGAATGGTTAGTATATTTTTACGAAGCAGACGAATATCCATATCCAGAATGGCTACAGTTTTTAAAAAAAGGTTTTAAACATTGTGGTGCTTTAAACTTTGATCCAGAAAAAAATGTATGGATTCATTTAGAATATACTCATGCAGGAATAAAACATAGTTTACTAACTGCAAAAGAACTTGAGAATATGTTATTCTATTTGAAAGACTATGAAGTATTAAGATGCCCAGAAAAAGAACAGTGGCAGCTCTTTAGAATAAAAGATATGACCTGCGTTTCATTTATAATGCGTCTAATAGGATTCTATAAATGGTATATCTTAACTCCCTATCAGCTTTATTGTGCGTTGATAAAAGCAGGATATAAGTCATTTAATCAAAAAATTAAGGATCCAAATGTCAAAAATTAAAAAGAAACAAAAGTCTGTACAAGAAATCATTGATGAAATGAGAGATCTTCATGATCAAGAAGATGATCTTTTAAGAGAAATGGAAGCTAATATGGGTTCGTTAACTTCTTATGATTTTGATGATATGGATGACGAGGAGTTATAATGGGTGGAATATTTGACAAACCTGATCAACCAGACAATTCAGCATTAGAAGCTGAGCTAGAAGCTAAAAGAAAAGAAGAAGAAGCAAGAGCTGCTGAATTAAAAAGGCAACAAGAAACTTATAAAAGAAAAGTTGCTAAAGGAGTTATTGGTTCTAGATCTTTATTTGGTCAAGCAGGTGGTAGAGGTTTCTTTGGATAATGGTAGCAAAGGTTTATCAGAATCCAAAAGGTGGACTAAACGCTAGAGGTAGAGCTTACTTTAAACGTAAAGAAGGTTCTAACTTAAAAGCACCAGTTAAAAAAGGCAAGAATCCTAGAAGGGTTTCTTTTGCTGCAAGATTTGCAGGAATGAAAGGACCAATGAAGGATAGTAAAGGCAGACCAACTAGAAAAGCTTTAGCATTAAAAGCTTGGGGCTTTGGTAGTGTGGCTGCAGCAAGAAGTTTTGCAAACAACAATAAGAAAAAAGCTTAATGGCTGTTGCAAAAAAAACTAAACCTGCTTTATGGGCAAGAGCTAAAGCTCAAGCTAAAGCAAAAATGGGAGGTAAACACAGTGCTAGGGCTATGCAACTTGCTACAAAAATTTATAAGAAAGCAGGTGGAGGCTATAGAGGATCTAAGTCTTCATCCAACAAGCTTACCAAATGGGGAAAACAAAAATGGCAAACAAGCAGTGGTAAAAAATCAGAAGGCAAACGAAGATATTTACCTAAGAAAGCTTGGAAGGCTCTTACGGCTAAAGAAAAATCAGCAACTAATGCAGCTAAAGCACGTGGAAATAAAAAAGGAAAACAATTCGTTAAGCAACCTAAAAGTATCGCAGCGAAAACTAAAAGATTTAGATGATGAAATTTATAAATAAAATAATTTTTAAAATAAAAGTTTTTATAGTAGAACTAAAAAACAAATGGAGTAAAAAATAATATGCCTTACGGATATGGATCTAGTAACAGAGAAAGAGGAGCTGATAGAAACAGAAGTCAAACAACTTCTAAAAGCAAAGGCATATCTGCAAGTAAAACAACTAGCAGACCAAATCCACATACAAGCAGTGGATCATCAAATACTACAGTAGCAACTGGTAATCAAATTAGAGCAAGTAAAGAAAAATTTACAACAGCTGTTGGAAGAAATGATTTAAATACATATAAAGTTAAACAAGCAAAAACTTTAAACCCTGTTGTAAACATAGTTTTAAATTCTGTTACAGGAACAAAACTTAGACAAAAAATGTTTGAAAAAAATAGAAAATATTTTCAATCAAAAGTAGCTGGTAAAATGGGATATAAAAATACACTTAATAGTTATAAATCTTATATGAATGCAAGACTACAAGGTGATGTAGATGCATATGGTAGAAAAATAAATAAAAGAGATGGAGATAATAGAACTACTATAGAAAGAAGGGTTCTTAAAGAAGTAGAACAAGAAAATAAATTAATAGATCAAAAAGCAAAAACAGAAGTAAAACAAAGTCTATTTAAAAAAAGTGGTAATAGATCTGGAATGATAGGAAGAAGTGTTAACAATAGAAGAATTTCTGCATATAGAAGATTCTTATTAAACGAGGAAAATTAATGGATTATAAAATAGACGATACACCAGTAATAAACACATCAAATAAAGCAGCAGCTATTTTAGAAAAATATAAAGAAGCTGTATCTGTAAAAGATCATTGGAGAGAAAAGTTTGAAGAAGCTTATGAATATTGTTTACCTAATAGAGAATCTTTTTATGATGAGTCGCCAGGACAAAAAAGAACTGATAAAATTTTTGATGAAACTGCTGTAGTAGGTGTACA